TGCTATAGTGGATGATACGATGCCATCTGAATGGGAGCGGGATATGTATGAGACAAGGCTGGAGCCTACCGAAGAACAGATCGTTGCTGACGCTGTCGGCAAGAAAGAAATTCTATGGCCTGATGCGGTTACATATATGGATAAACTTGTCAGAGACAAACTGAATTATATGGAAGACTATCCTATGGATTACTCTGACGCCGACAAAGAATTTTTGGAGGCTGTATGGAACAGGATTTTGCGGGGCTGAACCGTATCATTAGGATACTTGACGAGGAGCTTACAGAATTGCAGACTGCTGGCCTATACCGTGAAGCTGAGAAGACACGGGCAAGGCTAGAGACCTATCTCGATATGCGTGATAGGAAACGACAAATTCTGGAAGGGTTCCCCGACAATGTCAGACGATACGAAGGACAATAACGTAATTTATTTAAACAAACGGTTGGAGTTTACATCGGAGGCAGTGCCTGTCGTTTGTAAGTTAGCCGGGGAAATGCTGAAAGATGTTGTGATACTAGGCGAAGACCACGATGGGGTAATTAAAATGGTCACCACGCAAGGGGATGTGGCGGAGATCTTGTTCTATCTCGAGTCGGCGAAGTTCGCAATGATGCAAGGAGGATTAGATGACGAATGAAATGTCTCAAGAGACGCAGGATATGCTGACCATTGTAGATCGGTATGAGTCCGGCGAGCTAAACTTAGAAGAGGCTGTCGATAAGATCTCAGCCTATGCACCACTGGGTGCAGACAGGATCGCAGAGATTTTACTTGGTGTGGAGCGGGAGAATATACTGAAGTTCCCAGAACCGCGCTCCGATATCGATGATGATGACGAGGCATGCAGCAAGGCTGTGTTTTCTTTTACCGCTGATTTTGATTTAGACGACCCAGCATAAATGTACGGTGTACAAGTAGGGGCTTGACTTACACCGTGGAGGACATCATGAAATTTAAATACAAGACGGAGCCGTATGAGCATCAGCGAGTTGCGCTCGAAAAATCCCATTCACAAAGAAACTACGCTTACTTTATGGAGATGGGCTGTGGCAAATCAAAGGTACTCATTGACAACATCACTTGGTTATACGAAGGCGGACACATCGACACCGCGATTGTCGTTGCGCCAAAGGGGGTATACCGGAACTGGCAGATATCAGAGATACCTGCTCATTTACCAGAGGACATTGAACATGAGGTCTATGTTTGGAATCCGAACCCAAACAAGACTCAGACGAACCACCTCACGGAAGGTGTTACGCAGCGTGAAAAGCTCCGCATCTTACTGGTTAATGTTGAAGGATTTGCGACGCCGAAGGTACGAAAATACTTGGAGATGTTTGTTCGCGGATCGGCGTTTCTACTTGCGGTTGATGAGTCAACAACTATTAAGAACCCAAAGGCCAAGAGGACTAAGGCTTTGGTTGCGCTTGGTAAGGGTGCATCGTTTCGCCGCATACTCACTGGATCGCCAGTCACTAAGTCGCCGATGGATCTTTACTCGCAATGTGAATTTATGTCCAAGGAACTGCTTGGACACGACTCTTACTATTCATTCCAAGGACGGTACGCTATCACAAGAACTCAGCGGATGGGCAACCACAGTTTTCAGCAAGTCGTGGGATACAGAAACCTTGACGAGCTTTCTACCAAGCTGGATCGTTTCTCGTATCGCGTAACCAAGGAGGATGCGCTCGACCTGCCGGACAAGGTCTACACTATCAGGCACGTTGGCATGACGGATGAGCAGCTTAAACATTATATGTCGCTGAAGAACGCGGCTATTGCATTGCTCGATGATGGTGAGTTGGTGTCTGCTCCAGCCGTGATGACCCAGTTGCTGCGCCTTCAGCAGGTGCTGTGCGGTCACTTAATGACAGACGATGGTGAGCTAGTCGAGTTCAAGACAAAACGTCTGGACGCGCTGCTAGAAACTATTGAAGAGATGGCCGGCAAGGTCATTATCTGGTCGAGGTTCAGGTACGACATCAAGAACATCGAGGCTGCGTTGAAGAAGGCACACGGTTCGAGTTCCACGGTCAGTTACTTCGGTGACACTAGCGATGAGGACAGGCAGACCGCGATCCGTAGATTCCAGTTTGAAGATGCAAGGTTCTTCGTGGCAAACCCACAGACCGCAGGCTATGGCCTGACCCTGACGGCTGCGACTAACGTGATCTACTATGCAAACGATTTCAACCTCGAGACCCGGGTACAGTCAGAGGATCGGTGTCATCGTATCGGGCAGAAGAACACGGTAACCTATGTAGATTTTTTATCGAAGGGTACGATTGATGAGTATATCGTCAAGTCTCTTCGTGCGAAGATTGATCTGTCGGCAAAGACTCTGGGTGAAGAAGCGAGGAAATGGCTTGAAGTTTCTCCCCGCCGTGGTGACGATTAGCAGCGTTTTGGTTTGAGGTTTTTGAGGGGTTGAATTGATGGGGGTAAAGGTGACATTCGTGCGTAACGAGATCAACATAGAGAAGTCGGACGCCGAGTTGCTGCTGCTTTTGTTTCAGAGTGCGGCTTATAATTGTCCCGTTTTCCCGCCTAGCTACAGTCTTCACATCGAACATCAGGAGTTCGCCTTTAGGACTCAAAGCTATAAGATCAACCGGTCCTTGTTCGATGAAGGGGGAGTACACATAGCAGCCTTGTGATAACAACCATTCGGCTGCAACAAGTTCAGATCTCTTACCATCACAAATTCTATGATCCGGTCCCATTTGGTACTTGACCCCACGTTCTTGTGTAAGATAAGTTGAGACAGTAACAGTATGAAAAGAAGGAGTAAAGATGAAAAGTCCCAATTGGAAATCAGTGTCTATCACTGCTGAGATCTACGAAATGTTAAAACATTTGGCACATCAAAGTGACCGCAGTGTAAGCAAACAACTAGCGCATATGGTCAAGAAAGAGGCTAGCGAAAAAGCAGCTTGACCAAGACTAAGCCACTCTATATGGTGGTCAATCCAAAGCCGAAGGGCTGAAACTTTTAACTATGAGGTGTAATTATGAGCGATGTGTTCTCGCTAATGGAAGAGGAAGTCGATGCCGGTAAGTTCGACACAGTCAATAAGGAAGGCGCATCACGGTTATCAAACCTGATCCGCCAATCCATACAAGTGAACAAGGATATTGAGGCTGCTGAACAGCATCTGAAAGATCTAAAGTTTCGCAAAACTAAAATCACAACAGAAGATATCCCTGCTCTTATGGAAGAGATGGGGGTTGATAGCCTCGAGGTTGATGGACACAAGGTCAAGGTGCGACCTTTTGTGCATGCTCGTATTGCCGAAGACAAGCGCGACGAAGCCTTTGCTTTTCTCCGCTCGATCGGTGAGGCTGACATCATCAAGAACGATGTTGTGGTATCCTTCTCCGCAGGTCAGGACAATATGGCAGGTGCTGTCATTGATGACCTACGGACACAGGGGTTAGATCCAGCACAGAAAACGCACATCCACCCTTCGACACTTAAGTCGTGGGTACGGCAGCGCGTGGAAGCTGGTAAGGAATTGGACTTTGATACGTTCGGAGTCTTTGTTGGTAATGAAGCAACGATTAAACGGAGTTAGTCATGAGTGACACACAAGTAGCAGAAGCAAAGACCACTGCGGTGGCGAATATTATGGAAGAGTTCGAGGCACACGCTGGTGCTGGTATGGATGCCATTGGCACAGAGGACATGCAGATACCGTTCCTGCGTATCCTTCAGCCATTGTCACCCCAGCTAATCAAGTCTGATCCCAAGTATATCAAGGGTGCGTCGGCAGGTGACTTGTTTAACACAGTGACCGGAGAGTTCTGGGAAGCTGAACAGGGAGTTGTAGTTATCCCTTGTGGTTACACAGTTAAGTACCTCGAGTTCATCGACAAGGAAGCTGGCGGTGGTTTTGTTGGGGAACTAAACCCTGACGACGAGAACGTCCGTAACACACAACGTATGGGTTCAAAAGAAATTTTGCCATCAGGTAATGAACTTGTTCGGTCAGCCCAGCATCTGGTGATGATCGTAAACCCAGAGACAGGTGGTACACAGACTGCTATCTGTGACCTCAAGAAGACAGGCATCAAAGTATCCAAGCGTTGGAACACAATGATGCGTATGGTTCAGTACCAAGGTAAGAACGGACCATTCAACCCACCGATGTGGGGTACTGTGTGGAAGCTAACTGGCATCCAAGAATCAAACGACAAAGGCTCGTGGTTCAATCTCAGTGTAGAGAAGATGGAACCAACCGAAGTTCCGGGGTCCGCGCTGCAAGCAGCTAAGTCATTCTTCGAGTCATTCCAGAAGGGTGAGATCAAGACCTCGGCGGTCAGCAGCGAGGAAGCTGAACCGAAGGCAGCGGTTAATGACGAAGACCTCCCATTCTAGATAGGAGGTAATACTGCTGGACAGGGGGCAGCAGCGAGGTTACCAGCGTTAGTTCAGTCACGTTGGTAATCATCCCCTGCTTTTTACCATAAGGAGTTTGCTATGAGCCTAGCAGAACGGTTTATGGCTGCGTTTGAGGGCTTCAGCGCAGCGCACGGACAGACACAGATATCAGATGAGAGACGCGCTGGAAAGCAGAAGGCGAAGTCTTATATTGTACGGAAGCCGCTGACATTAGAATTGATTAAGTCCCACATCGATGGAAGCTGGGGCGTTGGATCTATTCCTATTAACGAAGACAACAAGTGCCGGTTCGGTGCACTTGACATTGATCAGTATCCACTCGACCTTCAAGCTCTGGATAAGAAGCTCCGCGATGCAGGCATCCCTTGCATAGTGTGTAGGTCTAAGTCTGGTGGCGCTCACATATTCTTTTTCTTTAAAGAGTGGATTGGTGCAGGAGAGTTTCGTGATAAAGCTTCAGAGATTTCTGCCGTACTTGGTTATGGCGGCTGTGAAATTTTCCCAAAGCAGGAACAGGTTCTTGTCGAGCGTGGGGATGTGGGTAACTTTATCAACCTGCCGTATTTTGATGCGGAACAAACACTCCGTTACGCGCTGCTTGAAGACGGCGAGGCCGCGACACTAGAACAGTTCCTCGACCTAGTCGAAGAGCGTAAGCTGGATTTATCCACCTTCCTAACACTCGATCTGGGCGGGACATCAGACCAGTTTAAGGAATGGCCTCCGTGTCTCAAGCACTTGTTGGAGTCGGGTATTCCAGAGGGTGGCAGGAACACGACGATGTTTGCTGTGGGTACAGCCTGTAAGCTTGTTGACCCTGACAACTGGAAGACATTGCACGAGACAATCAACACACAGTATTGTCAGCCGCCTTTGCCTGCGTCAGAGATCGTAACGATTCAGCAGCAGCTAGAAAAGAAAGAGTATTTCTACCCGTGTGAGCAGCAGCCACTGGCCTCTCATTGCAACAAGAACTTATGTAAGACACGGAAGTACGGCATTGGTCCGGCGCAACACACTGTAGATCTGGCTGGTCTGTCAGTGATTCTCTCTGAGCCACGGCTGTGGTTTATGGATGTGAACGGGCGGCGTCTGGAGCTAACGACTGAGGAGTTGCAGGTTCCGCTGAAGTTTCAACGTGCTTGTATGGAGCAGTTAAACTTTATGCCGCAAGCTATGAAGGCGGCTGACTGGCACACGGCGGTAAACTCTATGATGGACAACTTGAACGAGATCGAGGTGCCACAAGAGCTAACATACAAAGGCCAGTTCATCGATCACCTAGAAAACTATTGTACGGGTAATGTGCAGGCACAGTCGGCAGAGGAACTTCTACTTGGCAAGCCATACCCAGAAGAAGGGAAGGTTTACTTTAGACTCGAAGGTCTGATGAACTACCTACGCAACAAGAGGTTTGATGAATACACCAGAGCGCAGATTCAAGAGCGTATTAAGGAAGTTAATGGAGGGGAAGAATCCCACGGAACAAAAAGATTTAAAACGGTTCGAGGTGATTGGAAGTCGGCTCGTGTCTGGTGGGTGCCTGAGTTTGCAGGAGAGGTGGACATACCTGATGTCTATGTAGAGACATCGGAGGTGCCGTTCTGATGGAAACAACTATCTTCGGACCCCCGGGCACAGGTAAGACAACTAAGCTGATTAACATCGTAAAGCAGGAGCTAGAGAATGGCACACCTGCTGACCGCATAGCTTTTGTTTCTTTCAGCAAGAAGGCCGCTGAAGAAGCAAGGACTCGTGCGGCTGCGGTACTGGGTATGGATCCAAAACAAATGATCTGGTTTCGTACATTACACTCTATGGCGTTTCAGTTTAGTGGGATGAACGTACACCAAGTTATGAGAAGCAGCGACTACGCTGCGCTCGGCAAGTTAGTCGGGCTAGAGTTCGGCTCAAACTCTAGCCTGACTATGTCTGATGGAACCCTATTCACCCCCGGAAAAAGCGGAGACGCCTATCTGTCTATGATACAGATGGCTAGGGTTAAGGGCATCGATCTGGATGATCAGTTTAATCAAACAGGTGACTACAATCTCAGCTATCAGCAAGCACGGATTGTCCGCAATGCTATGCAGGCATACAAAAGTGACACGAGTAAGTTTGATTTTGTTGACATGATCGAGAACTTTATAGCCGAGGGCCACGGTCCGAGCATCGATGTCCTGATTGTCGATGAGGCACAAGACCTTGTACCGCTTCAGTGGAAGATGGTGCTTGAGGTACTGCGTCCTATCGCCAAGCGCATCTACTATGCTGGTGATGATGATCAGTGTATCTATGCGTGGATGGGTGTGCAGGTGCGTGACTTCTTGGGTGCTTGCGAAAATAAGGAAATCTTGCAGCAGTCATACAGAATACCAGCGCAGGTGCATGACATAGCGGGGCGTCTTGTCAAGAGAATAGGAGTGCGTCAGGAAAAAGTTTGGAATCCTGCTACTCATCAGGGGACAGTTGTTTGGCATCATGATATTATGGATGTAGACATCAGAACTGGTGAGTGGTTAATCCTTGCAAGAACAAATTACATTGCAAATCAAGTCGCTGTTCAGCTTAAAGAAAGTGGTTATGTATTCTACCGCGAAGGTTCTGGTTGGTCTATCTCCCCCAACATCCTAGAAGCAATTGAGGTATGGTTACGATTATGCAAAGGACACGCTTTATCTGCCCAACAGTTGAAGACCTTCGAGAAACAAATCAGACCAAACATTTTGCCCAAGTCTGGGCGCTCAACACTCCGATCCCTAGACCCAGATCAAGACTACACTCTAGCAGATATTATAGAGAGATGCTCGTTGCTCGTGTCGAAGGAGACACCGTGGTACGAGGTAGTGAAGGTGTCGGAGAAGGAGCAGATATATATCACTTCTGTCCGCCGTGCGGGGGAGAAGATCCTGACGGACAAGCCTCGTGTAAAAATTTCTACGATCCATAAAGCCAAGGGTGGAGAGGCAGACAATGTATTGCTGCTTCTCGATTCTACCAAAGCAGCCATCGATAGTCCTGACCAAGACTCTGAGGTCAGGACTTTTTATGTGGGCATTACTCGGGCAAAGAAGGCGTTGCATTTAGTTGAACCAAAAACAAGAAATGGATTTTACCTATGAAAACCAGAGAAGATTTCCTCAACAAAGCAGAAGAGCTAATCAACGGTCCGAGAGCCAAGGAGTATGGTCCTGCTAAGATGAATCACGAGCGGATTGCTGCGATCT